CCGAGCTGGCCTCGGCCGTGGCGTTCCTAAAAATCCCAGGAGGAGGAGCTTGCGCTACTCTTGGCATAATGCCCTGGCTTCCCGTCTCTTTTGTTTATAACGGAGATCTCGTTCGCGGTACTCGGCTTTATGTGCGATATAATAAGCGCGCACTGTTGCAGGGTTCCGTCGGTAGCGTGCCTCCTGTTTAATACGAGTGCATAAGCGACAAGCTCGCCGGCCACCTATTGTAATATAAGTGTTGTCATGTGAGTATTCGTGCCCTTGCGGACAGTGGGTCTTTTTGGATTGCCCATTGCGCCCCTTGGCAGACATATCCCGATTGTTATCGGCATTCGTGCCAAGGAATAAGTGCTCCGGGTTGCAGCACAACCTTACATCGCACCGATGACATATAGATAATCCGGCTGGAATGGGACCATTAACCTCTTCCCAGGCCAACCGATGCACGGACTTACCACGAAGCCTGCCATACCCAGATCTGACATAACCCTCCCATAGCCAACACCCAGACCAGGGCACGGGAATTGTGTGATCTCTCCAATGTTCGATGCGCTTACGTTCTGGCATTGCTAATGCATACCCCTAGCAGGGGCACTCAACAAGCGTGGCGAACGTGCCGGGGCAAGGATGGCCCGCAACTGTGCCAATTCCTCGCGGATGGCGGTAAGCTCGTCGCGCCCCTCGATGGTCGGCGCGACCTCGCCCACGGCATGCGTCACCGCCTGCTGACCGGCATAGATGATCTTAGTGATGACGAGAACGGGCTGCATCAGGCTGTACAGCGTGCCGCCGCCGCCGAGGTTGATGGTATGGGTATGGCTGCCGTCGGGATTGATCGTGTGCGTATGATCGCCAACGACCGAGACATTATGCGCGTGGCTGCCGTCAAGCGTGATCTGATGGGCGTGCGAAGCGCTTTCGGTGCCGGTGGTGAAGTTGTGCTGATGCGCGCCATCAGTGCTGGTGACGGTATTGCCGCCTACCGAAAACGGCCCGGTACCAAGCGCCGCCGACCCTGTGGTGAAAAACCCGCCGACGGTGTGGTTGTGACTGCCCTGCGCATCGGTGACGCCGGAGTGGGTGTGCAGCGCGCTCTCGGTCAGCGTCGCCCCGCCATGGCTGTGGCTACCCTGCGTGTCCATCGTGTGACCGTGGCTGCCCGCACCCACCGTAGCCCCACCGTGGCTGTGCGTGCCGGCCGCCGTGACGGTGAGCGCGTAGTTGGGCAGATGTGTTTGCAGGATCTGGTTCGACAGCCAGCCAAGCTGCTGCGCGAAGGTCAGCGACAGCGTGGTGCCGTTCGGGTCGGTGACGGTGCCAGGACCGACCAGCGCGCGGCCCTGGACCTTGGGCAGAGCGAACGTGGTGGAACCGTCGCCCGCCCCCCAGTAGGTGCCCAGGACGGCAAACAGCGCGGCGTAGGTCACACGCGAGACCAACCGGCCATCGCAAACAAGATAACCGGGAGGAGGAGTGGGACCAGCGTAGTCGATGATGCTGCCAATCGGCATTGCCATACTCAGAAGCTGGTCAATCGCGTCCCAATTCGCGTTAGTTTTACTACCCCATGTGTCACGAGAGGCACCAATTTCCGGTTTCACGAGAGCCAAGTTGGCTGTAAAAGTGTCTGGCATTGTTAGTTCCCGTGCGCTAGAAACGGAACGGCAGCGGTGTAACCAGCACCGCTGCCATTCCTAACCAACGATCCTGAACGGAGGACCGCATGGCTAATTTCAAGGGTAACGCAGAACGCTACCGTCCACAGCAAAATGCTTATAAAAAGCAATGGCTCGCTCGGCAGCCCCCAACTTCCAGCGTCCGTAGTTACAAATTGAGCGCTGAACAGAGGGCTAAGAAGGCCGAATACCAGCGCAAATGGCGCACAGCAAACAGGGCAAAAGTTAACGAAGCCCAGCGCAAGGGGTACGCCGCAAAAGGAAAGCACACTTACGCGCACAAGACCCGTAAGGCACTTCTCAAGCATAATCACATCCGTAATCTTGAACTGTTGGCTGCCCGGCAAAAACCAGACCGCTGCGATGCCTGCGGTGGCGCCAAAGGCGGGATTGTATTCGATCATTGCCACAGAACGCTCAACTTTAGAGGCTGGCTTTGCAATGGCTGCAATCGAGCCCTCGGGTTCGTAAATGACGATGCTCCCCGCCTTAGAATGCTTGCGGCTTACGTGGAGCGGACAAAGAATGGACAAGGGGCTCAACTTAACATTCCCGGCATTTAACGGACACCAGCCGGCGGGTGGTTGGCATCGTTGGTAACGCCGGTCGGCGTGTCGGAGGAGTCGTCCGTAACGGTAACGAACCATGTCGCGCTGGGATCGTAGGGTAGGATTATCCGCCACCCGGCAATGCCTTTGGTGCGCGAGTAGCCCATTCGCATCACCCAGTCCCGGTACGTGCCGTAGGACGTGCCGGTGTGTGGGCGGTTGGTTTGCGGCGCGACGGGTGCTTGGAAACTATACACGATGCCGCCATTCGCCGCGCGCCACTGCGGATTCCCAGTTGGCGTGGTCGTCATCTGACCGGCTGTGCTGGCCATTGCGGCCTCCTATGGCTCGGGATGGGGATCTGCGCCGTTGGCCCCGCCGGACACGCGCATCGGCGCGTCGTGCTCCATGCACTGCTGCTGGATGGCGGCGATCAGCGGCGCGGCGATCTTGTATGGCCCCTCGGCGATCAGGGCCATCAGCGTGTTCCACTCCTGCGCCCGGAGGGTGACGGCAATCGGGGTGCTGTTTTCGATCATCGCCTACGCTCCGTCCACGCGGGTCCACTCGACCGTCGCCACCACGCGCCAGATCACCGCGTTGCCGGTGGGCGGCGTGAAGGTCAGGGAATAGCCGCCGTTGGTGGTGTCGGCGGCTTCTGTTACCGCTATGCCAGCAATCGTGCCGACGCCGCCCGACACAGGCGTGCCGAGGGGGGTGTATGTCGTCGTGCTTGCCGCACCGCTTCTTTTGAGCAGCCCGAGCGTCTGGCACCAGGAATAGCTGTTGGCAGAGTTTGTGCTGTCGGTTGCCGACAGCAACACGGTCAGCGCCGAGCACTGATGCTGCGAAGTCGATGGCATATTAACAACATTGATCGCGGAGGCTGCCAGCCCGTCGGCGGTTAGCCTCACCGGGGTCGTATTCGCCGCCGAAACACCCTTGAGTATCTGCTTGTTATTTTGCCCCCGGCGCCCGCTGGAAATGGTCCCGGCCGAATGGGCGACCAGTCCATATAAGTCGGCAACCGCATTCGTACCCATAGCGACACTGCAATATTGGCTCGCCGAGTTGCCAGCACCGCCGAGCACCGTCGATCCGATCCCTGAAGCGCTGTTGCCCGACCCGCCGATAATGGTGGCGTCCTGCGCTACCGATGTGATGGTGTTATTCTCGCCACCACTAATAGTGCTTTGCTGGCCAGCAGCCACCTGCGTCGCGGCAGTGCGCAGGAGTTGAAGATCGACGCTCAGGTTGCCGCGCGAATTGCCGCCCGCGATCGTGGCGTCAGGATATTGCGCGACAAGTGGCTGCACGCCGCCCGTCCAGGTCAGCACCGACTGATTATCGGCCTGGACAAAAGCCGTAGCCCCCACGCCTAGCGTGGGCAGGACTCCCGCATTCTGACGGTCGAGGAACAGCACGCGGCATCCGATCGCCGCGCTGGTAAAACCACCCGTATTCGTCCCGGCGTATAGCCCGGCGTCACCGGTATGGTTGAATATATGCCACCTGGCACCGCCGTTGTTCGCATCCAGCGTGCCATTGCAAATCAGCAACCGGCCAGCCCCCGCCCCGATCTTCTGGCCGATCAGACTGTCGTGGAAGTTGTGGTCGGAGTTGTTGCAGACCACGCCGTGGCCGTTGTTGTAGAGCAGGTCGATGTCATCGAACCAGTTAAGGCTGGTGTTGCCGAAATGAGTGCCGCCACTGCCACCCACGACGCCGGACCCGCCGATAAACACCAGCGGCGCTGTCGCAAATGCTGCCCCCAGCAGGGCAACGCCGGCGAACCGCACGCGAAGGAACTGCGTATCGTTGCTGTCCTGCAGACTGTCCACCACGTCGAAGCGGATGCCCTCGCCGCCGATGGTCACCGTCTCGGTGGCGCTGGCTATAGCCTGCATCGAAGCATTGAAGTGCGTTGCATCGGTGATAGATGCGACATAGGCACCGCCGGGTAGATTGGTGCTAACCACGCTCTCACCGAGGCGCAGGCCGGCCGTGGACGATACCGTGACGGTTGTCGATCCGGCTGTCAGCGTCGCGCCGGTATAGGGGATACCGGCTGGCTCGTACGTGGAGCACTCGATGCGCGCGCGTCGCGTGCTGGCGATCAGCGGCCCGGCGGCCCCCGCAATGCCGCCGCAGTAGAACAGGATGCCACGGACGTTGGTGCCGGACAGCAGCCGCAGGCCGTCGATCGGCGCGACAGTCAGCATGTTGACCTGGAACTGCCCGGCGGTGCGCGCAGCGCCGGTCCAGGTCAGCCGCGTTGGCGCCGATGGCGTGGAGCGGGCAACATTGGAGTTCACCAGGAACTCGGCGCCCGCGCTCTCCAGCGACACGTTCTGTTTGCTGATACTAAGCGGCTGATTAATCCGTCCGTTGCCGTTTGGCAGCATGACCGTGCCGCCATAACTGTAGTTGGTCACTCGCGACTGGCATAGATTGATCGCCGCCTGAACGGCCACGCCGTCGATTTCGTCGGTCAGCGCTACGGCGTGCGGATACACCGCCTGCGCGGCGGCGAGGGTAGGATAATACGCCGAGAGCGGGTGCGAGTTGCCGTCGAACACCGCACCGAAGTCACGGACGTTCACCACGTCGGCGAAGCGGTTGGCAATCGTGCGTGAGGCCATGCTGCCGGTAGCTATGGCGGTTGACGTGCTAAGTGGCGCGGTCACCGGCCCCGCCACGGTGCCGCCGGTGGCCAGCGGCAGGAAAGGGCCGCCGGACAGCCCATCGCCATGCTGCTTCAGCGTGGCATCAAGCGTATCAGCATTGATGTTCCAATGATTGCCCCACTGATCGCCATCAGCGTTCACGGTCGGCTTATAGAGGCTGTAATTGGGCGTCAGCGTATAGTCGCTCATGCCGCCAACTCCAGTTGGTCGTTGGGTGGCTGCGCTGGCAGCGAGGTCAGCGTCCAAGTGCCGGCGCTGCACATCTGCGTCGGCTGTTGCCAGGTGCGGATCAGCGTGGCCGCTTCGGCGCCGAACGCGACCTGGGCCAGGCCGCCGATCTCGTAGGTGCGGTATGTGGCATAGACCGACGCGCCATACGGGCCGCGACCATAGGGGCGTGGCGTTGCCATCAGGGTGCGACGCTCGGGGTGACGGTGCCGGCGCAGCGCATGTTGCCGGAGGCGTCTACCGACCATTTCGCGACGCCGGATACGGCAAAGACCAGCTTGCCGCTTGCGTTGTCGTAGGACAGCGTGCGCGTGCCTGCGGTGTCGAATGCGATGTGATGCCCATCGGCCAGCCAGATCGCATGCCCACCAGCCTGTTGCACCGCGAACTCGGTGGAGAACGCCGCCTTGAGGAACGGCCCATACGCCGCATAGTTCCGGCGGAAGCTGGTGCCCGGCAAATCGGCGCTCGGCCCAACCCGCACGCCCCAGCCGATCACCGCATTAGTCCCACCGGCAACAGCCTTCGCGCCGACCACATCAACGACAACGCGCACGCCCTGATTGCCGGGAACGTCAGCGCTGCCCGCGCCGCCATCGTCGTCGTCGTTGGCGAGGACATCGAACTCGACACCGATCGAGGATATACCGGACAGGCTCGACTTCAGGCCGGTGTTGTCGGTGGCCGAGATGTTTCCGCCAAACGAAGCATGATTTCGCCCGGTCGGGCTGACGACGGAATACCCTGTGACCGCGACGAGGTTGCCGCCGGACGGCTTGGTGCTGGTGATGACTGCCGCGACGCCGAGCGTATCCTCCAGTGCCGATGACGTTGGCGTGGCGTTGATTCGCAGCGCCGTGACGGTGTTATGCGCCACGCCACCGGTATGGTTCACCGTGCTGTCGATGCGGACAACCGGAGCGAGAAACCCGGTCGCGGTATTGCTGCGGGCGAAATACTTGGACCCGACAAAGCTCTCTACGATGTCGGTACCCATGCCCACGACAGGCGTGGTACCGGAACTACCGACATAGTTGCCGTCATAGCGCCACAGCACGGGCGTTGTCGGGCCGCCGGTCGGCGCCGTGTTGACGAACTGGCGCCCGCGCGGAACAACAATAGTGCCGTAGTCGGCAGCCGCAGCGCGTGCCGCCGCCCAGGCCGCCGTGTCGTTGGTGGTGCCGTTCAGTACGGCGCCGAAGTCCGTGACATTGATCCAGTCGTGCGCGCGGTCCTGCGCCGAGCGCGACGTTGTGCCGCCGGTTGCGGTGTAGTTGAGCGGCCCCAGCATCGTCCCGCCCGACAGCGGCAGGAAACCCGGCCCACCACCACTGCCGCTATGCGCGTCCACGTAGCCCTTGGTGGCAGCCTGCAGAGCGTCGGTGGGATCTCCGGCCAAATACACCGGCCCGGTCAGGGTACCGCCCGCAAGCGGCAGATACGCCCCGATACTGGCCGTGCCGCCTGAGCCTGTGGCCGCCTGAACGCCCAGCGTGCCAGCCGAGAACCGCACGATATCGCCGGCCGACACCGTGATGGTCAGCGGCGTGGTGAAGTCAGCCGGATCGACCAACTGGCCCCAGTACAGCCGGTTGCCGCCCGCCGCCGCGTCCCACAACTCAAAGAACCCGACCACGCCCCACGAGGACGTAGCCTGCTGGAACTCGATGGACGTGGTGTTGGCGGCGATGTTGGACGGCCCGGAGATCAGCGCGAAGGTGGCTGGTGTGCGGACATAGCCGCCGCCCGACGCCTCCAGCCCGCGCACCGTCTCGGACGGCGGTTGCGCGGCCAGGCACAGTGCCACATACACCTGCGTCGGCGAGGCCATCGGCGCGAAGCCCAGGCTGTGGCCGAGTAGGGCCTGCTCAAGACCGATGCTGGCGCTGCCGTCCATCAGAACACCGTTGCCAACTCGCTACGATACGGCGCTCCGCTATAGTCGCTCTGCTGCTTGTGGAGGTCAGCAGCGGTGACTTCCTCCCGCCATTTCGCATCAGCTTGTTGCGCGCGGTCGTCGTCCAACTCGTACAGCGCGCCTTCCTTTATAACGCCCCACAGATAGACGCCATACAACTGCTCAAGGATGACGTTGGTATCGGATGGCAGCAGCAGCGGCTTGGGGCGGGCGTAGTAGCCCATCATCGCCATCTGCGGTTTCCAGTTTGGGTCTGGCGGATCCGGAATGACGGGATGCGGCAACCACTCGATACAGTCATGCACCAGCCGGTACGCCGTGCATGGCTGGCCGAGGATGCTGCCCACCGCACCCTGCCACGCACTGGTCTGCGCGCCAGTCCAGTGTCCCGACCATTCGTCTAAGAGAACGAACAGCTCCCCGCTCGTCGCGTCGCGGATGCTCTCCATGGTCGCGAAATCCGGCGGCAGCGAGATGTAGGCATTGTCGATCGGCTGGGTGACGGTCACCACCATGCAGCGTGCGCGCAGGTTCTGGGCGATCTTGGTTTCGGTCATACGTACCCAGGTCGGCACGCGGTCCACGACATCGCGCCGGTTCAGGTAGCTTACGCAATCGTCCGAAAGCTGCTGCAGGCTGGCCACCGGTTAGTCCCGGCGAGGATGCGGCGTTGGCGTGGGTGTTGGCGTCGGGGTTTCGCCGGCCCCCAGCACCGGCTCCTGCTGCGAGGCAACCAGCGTCTGGCCGGCCTCGTAGGTGGCATTCCCGGCGGCGAGCGCGCAACTGCGCATGTCACCGGCCGAGGTGGCTTCGGGATAGAGGCGCACCAGCAGGATGGGATCGATGTCCTCGATCAGCACCGGCTTTGCCGCCTCGACGGAGCCTGTCACGGGCGCCTTGCCCTGCATGCCGACACCGGGGGACGGACGCTGCCGAGGCGCGTCAGCGTGGTTCTCATGGGTTGCAAGGGCCATCAGAGCGTACTCCTGTCATCGGTTCTGAACACGCAGTTGTCGGGGTCGTTGAGCCAGCGATTCAGCGCGGCCTCGTCCTTGGTGATCCCCAGGCGTTGCAGGTTCTGCCAGATCACCATCGGAATGCGCGCCACATGCACCGTGTCGCGCCGCACCAGCGGATCGAAGTTGGACGCAATCCGCTTGGCGCTCTCGACAATCGGCCGGGTGTTCTGCGAGTGGGTAAAGACCAACCCGGCATCGGTGTCGGTATCGACCTCGGTGGCGCGCAGCGTTACCGGGTCGTAGTTGGAATAAAGCAGATTACTCATTGCACATACCGTGCTATAAGCGGGGCACTGTCGGCTCGCGAAAGCCGGCAGGCCCCTAACCTCGATCCTGAAGGGAAGGACCGAAGGCTATGTCTCACATCGACGATATCAAGATCGCCATCAAGCGCGCGGGTGATAACCAATGGCGTAACGACAATCTGGAGGCAAAGCGAGCCTACCAACGCGCCTATTACGCCAAGAATAAAGAGAAGCTGAGGGAGAACAGCAAGCGTGCCTACGCCAATCTCCCACCCGAGATTAAAGCTGCACGGGTTGCTTATCAGGCGCAGTGGAGAAAAGACCACCCAGAGGCTCGGAAGAAGATCACTAAGCGCTACCGGGAAGGTAACAAGGAATATCTCGCCCGAGCCGATCGCGAATACAACGCTAACCCTGAACGTCGGAAGATCCTTCGCGCGCGCCACGCCGCGACACTGGAAAGCCTTGCCGGCCGTCCTCGCCCCGAGATCTGCGACGCTTGCGGAGGACCGCCTGACGACAAGATCGGAATGCACTTCGATCATTGCCATAAGCGTGGGCACTTCCGGGGATGGATATGCCGAGAGTGCAATCTGGCGCTTGGCAACATCCGAGACGACATCGGCAGACTCCGCAAGCTGATCGCCTACCTCAAACGCACCAAGGATGGTCCCGCTAGCCAATTCAGCCTCCCTGGGGTATAAGCGCCCACCACCGTCGGTTGAACAGGAGGCTATTGATTTAGATCGAAGATTGTGGCATGAGCCTTAGGTGCAGTCGGACGTATACATCCTTCGTAGACAACACCACCCTGGGTATTATCGCCGGTGGTGGCGTACGTTTGGTCGACAAAGGATCTGCCCGATAGTGGCGCCATCTCGGCGTAGTCGGTGCTGACCAGGATGATCTGGTGCGCCGGCATAAAGCGGTCGGGGGCGAGTTGGATGGCACCGAAGTTGGTGCGATACACGTCCACCGCGCCCTGAATCGTCACCTGCTCGCTCGACGTGACGTTCTGGATGTTCTGCGCCACCACGGCGTTGCCGGTCCCGCCCTGCGACAGCGTGGCAAAGTAGGCTTTGACGTTGCCCGACATGATGCCCAGTGTGGGCTTGCCGCCGGCCTGCCAGCATTGCTGCATCGCGCTATCGACCATCGCCAGCGTGAGATCGCGCAGAGTGCCGGCGGTGCCAGCATTGGAGCCGTCGCCGACCGGCATCACACCAGCGCCGGCACCGCGTGAGCCGTTGACCGTGTAGCATGGCAACCCGGACATATGGCGCGGGTCGGTGATGGTGCGCACCAGCGGCGAGGTGATCGCCAGTTCCAGGTCGCGCTTGACCTCCATGCCGCGCAAGATTAACTGCCGGTTGTACTCGTCCTCGCCACCTGCCATGTCGGCCGCGCGCAGGGTGTTCGATACGCCGACTGTACGAGCCAAAATTTGACAAACATTATTTAATCTGACTGGCTTCACAACGACTTGCATAACCGCAGTAAAGCCCTCGGGCTGCGCGTTATCAGCGGCTTGATTAAGCTCTTGTACTAGGAATTCTGTAAGTACTTGTTGGGCATCTACTGATGGTAGTGCCGAGTAAAGCGGCGTTTCGTCGGGATCTATTCTTTCGATAATGTCCCGCAAGTCCTCCTTTACACCAATCGCTGCAGTCTCGATATAAGTCCCCGCCGGGGCGGCACCTTGGGCTCCTACAGCCATAGTCATCTCCATTGACGCAGGAGACGCACTTTTGGCGTCTGCTGCTGTTGAAACCGGATTGTGGGTTTCGCAATGGAATGACCGGGCTAGTCTGGGTTGGTGCAAGCACTCCCAGAGGACCGCAGATCAGTCTTTAGCGACGGCACTTCCCGTCCAGCCGGTTGGTGGCCTAAGCCACTCCTTCGGACGACAGGTTGCTAGTATGTGACAGCAAGCGACGCGTCGTCAATACGGTTTGCCATTCCTCCATTGTCATGGCGTGCTTAGAAAGATTACAGGAAGGGCAGAGGATCTGGATATTGTCCGGCCAGCTGGTGCCACCACGACTAACTGGCACGATATGATCGCAATGAAACCCGCCCGATACGTCAGCACGGCAATGCGTGGCGGCACATTGGTAGTTCTGTCCAGCCAAGAGCATCAGGACATCATCCGCGGTAAATCGGCCAACAGCACTCCGACGAACTGCCTTCGAGGCCCTGTCAAACGCCGATTGCCGCTCGGGGTTATCCTTGGCCCATTGCTTTGAGGTCACCCTTACGCGGGTCTTGTGTGCCGGATCGTACTTATACTTCTCGTGGTATCGCTTCCCAGTCCAGAGTCGCTTTCGCTCCTTCTCCTGCTCCGCTCTTGGCTTAGCCCAACGATCGTAGATGGCCTTACGCCGATCGGGGTTGTCCTTATTCCACTGGATGGACTGTGCGTTGAAGCGCTCCTTGTGAATACGGCTGCGCGCCAAGTTCTGTGCCCGCACGCAATCGTAGCACGCTCCAGTCGTAACCCAACGTTCGGCTATATGACCATGTTTGCAGGAAGTGCCTGTGAAATATCGCTTTAAACCGAGAGCTTCCGCCTCATCCTTGGATACAAGCGTACGCTTAGGTAGTATGGGGTCAGCCATATGCCCTCTCACACCAGGGTCTATTGGTCAGGAGACGGCGGCGCGTTCAGGGCGCTGCCGTTCTCCGATTCATCTCGGCATACTACCATTCGCACGTCGCGCTGCCAACAAAGCCGCTGCGTTCCTGACGTTGGCCTTGGCATCGAACGCCTGTTCGGCGACCTGAACGCGCTCGGTGGGTGCCGGCGGAGGCGGTGCGCCACGCACGGGCGCCTGTAGCCGTTGGGCCGGTGCTGCGGTCTTGGCGCCTTCCACCCAGCGATCGAACATCGCCGCTTTCATCATCGTGCGTAAATGGTGAGCGCTGGTCAGGCCGCGCAACTCGTCCTGCGTGAAGCCGCCCTTGGTGGTGGCCCATTCCACAATCTGCCGCTGCGCCTGCGCCCGCTCGGTCGGGTCGCTCCAGAAAGGGAACTCCTTGGCCAGTTGCTCATTGGCCGCTGCCACCTGCTGCGCCATGGCTCTCTCGTGGGCCTGCTGCTGCAAGGCGGTGAGGTTGCCAAGGCGCCCCTGTTCCTCGCGCGACGCCTCGTATTGTGCGAGTTCGCGCAGATACCGCTGCGGGTCGGTTTCCAGCAGCGCCGCATCAGGCCGCGCCACGCCCTGCACCGTCTGGGCAAGTCGCTGCAGCTCCGGCTGGATATACGGCAGCACGGTAGCCAGGGCTTCCTGCTGTGCGGCGAGGGAGCGCCGTTGCTGGGCGATCTCCTGGGTCTTGGCGGTATAGTCCGCCGACTTCAGCACCGCTTCGCGCAGTTGGGCGGTGGTGTAGCGCTGACCCTCGATCTCGACGGCGGCCGCCATGTCGCTGGTCGTCTGTTCGAGCGGCGCCGTCCCTGGCGGCACGGCCACACCAGGCACGCCCAGGGCGCGCTCCATGGCACTGAGGCCGGTCTCGGCCTTGGGTGCCGCGTCAGGTGCCTTGGGTGCCTCAGCAGGCTTCTGAGCGCCCGCAATGGCGTCGTTGGGCGCTGGGCGGCGCTCGGGTGCTGTGGACTCTGGTGCGCCCTGTTGGCGGCGCTGCTGACTGAGTAGCCGGGCAGCCTCGGAGACTGAGATGGCGGGCTGCGATGCCGGCGGCGGGGAGCTTTCGCCGCCACCCTCAGCCGGTGCGGCGGGTGCGGATGTGGTTTCGGACATGGGTCACTCGCGTCCCTGGTATGGCGTTAGTCGCTGAAATATTTCGCGATTGGGTGAAGCTCCGGAGATCCGATAGCCCGAAATCGTCCTAGCGTCGGGATAATGCTCCTGCAATGCCCCGAGGAGTTGCTTGATGGCTCCTGGGCCAAAGCTGTTTTTCCCCTCATGCGATTGAATATCTGCAATGTGCAGTTCTCCCATCATTGGGTCCCACTCCGTATCGAGCATGCCTACGGGCCAGCCCTCAGCATCTTTGATGTGGAAGGTGTGGTTGTTCGGCTGCGCCCATTGCCGCCGCAACTTGACTTGTTCCAGGCTCAGGCCGCCGGGTGCTCCCGGCTCCGTGGTGCCGAACAACAGCCCTTGAGCGTATTGCTGCGCTGCGTCAGTTACGCCTGCCGCCGTTGGACGACCATCGGCCCACAAGCCACGATCCGCGCTTATCTGCTGCTGCCGCGCTATCTCGGCGGTGATCGCCTGATAGGTCTGCGCCAGCGCGTCGGCCTGGCTGACAGCACCGGGATCAGGCGGTGCGATCTGCGGCCTGCCAATCCCCAGCAACCCCGCCCCAGCGTCGGGCGTCGTCTGGTCAGGATCGAGCAGCGACGGCATCACTCGAACGCCTTGACGCGCTCGGCCTCGTCGCGCGCCGCATCGACGTAATCCACCGCCGCCTCCAGCGCGCCGCGAAACCGCCCCAGCGCCAGCACCATCTGCCGGTTGGCCTCGCGCTGCACCGCGTCATCGGCAATGATCGCCTTCGTCGTGGCGTCCTCGATCAGCGTGTTGAGCACGTCGTTGAAGATCTTGTCGGATAAAAGCCGCTTCGCGCCCTCGGCGGCGATGATCTGGTCAGTTGTGAGTTGCGGCATTGGCCCGCTTGCTCAGCACTATCAGTGGCTCAAGGTCGCCATCATTGAATGCCTGCAGCGCATCCAATACGACATTCATGGGACCAAACGACCAGTCGTTTGTATCCATGCCTGCCTTGTCGGCAGTCGCTTCCAACATCCGTCGCATTTGGGTTAAACCCAGCGCCAGCGTGTCCCCGCGAATGGCAATGAGTTCCTTGAGATTGCCGGTTCTGTGGTAGTCGCGAACCGCTTCCCACAAAGCTACGGCTGGTCCAAATCTCTCAACCGGCATTGGCGCCCCCTCCCGGCATAGGAAGCGGCGGTCCGCCCGGTCCCATCAGCGGCGACATGGCCGCACGCTGCGTTAGCAATCCATACGCACCCGGTGGCCCACGCCCGCCGATCAGCGCGCTCTTGATCGCCGCCTGCGTGGCGGGGTCCATCCCACCACCGGGCGGCGGTGACGGGCGTGGCTGCGGTGGTGGCGCCATTCCACCGCCCGGCGGCGGCATCATCGGCTGCGGCGGCCTGGGCGGCCCCTGCGGCTGTGGTGGCGACGCTCCCACGGCCGGCGGCTGCGGCGACATCGGGCTGGGCGTGCTGGACAGCAGCCCAACGGCCGGCACCTTGCTCTGCATCGCCTGCTTGAACTCGTCATAGCTCGGCGCTGGCGTGCCAAACTGGGCGGCAGCCACCCAGGTCTTGGACCACGCATCGAGCGCCGCCTTGTCGCGCTCGCGGTCGTCCTCCATGAGCAGCCGCGCGCGATCGGTCTGTTGCTTCGCGCGGTCGCCTTCAATGTCCGCCGCTGTCTTGGATTGCTGCACCTGCGCCAACAGCATGTCCGTGTTGGGCTGCTGCGGCGCCGGCGGCGGCTTGAACCCCGGTGGCAGCGCCTTGAAGTACGACGACACGTCGCTGATGCTCACCGTCTCCAGCATGCGCGCGAGCGTATTGCGATACTCGGGAATGCCGGACAACGGGTTGTCCATCCCGCCCACCTGCATGATCTGCTCCTGCTTCTGAGCAATCGCCTGCAGCATCGCCAGTCGCTCATGCGGCATGCCCTTGCCGCCGACGTTGATGGAGGTCTCCCACATCGTGGCCAGCGCCCGCGGATCGATGGAAATCCACTCGCCCCGGATACGCACGACGTTCGGCCGGTCCTGCTGGCGCGCCATCATGCGCAGAATGCCGGCATAGAGCGGTGCCAGACCGGTCTCAGCCAGGGTGCGCGCTACCATGTCGAGGCGGTCCTGCGCGGCGCTGCTCTGCTGGCTCACCGCCACCGGCGAGGTGGACTGCAACTCGTCCACCGTGAGGCCCGCTGAGGCACGGGTGATGCCGGTGCGGCTTTCCCTGATGGCCTCGAGCACGTCCATGACCGGCAGCGCCTCTTTGCCGGCGAACGGCTTGACCAGTTCCGCCACCGCGCCCTGCTGGGCAACCCGGATGATGCTGCCGATCGCCGTCTGGCGTACGTCTGCTAGGTTCGCCTGCCCGATCACCACCGCCGTGCGCGGGAACATCGCCTGCCCGAGGCTATCGAGCACCGCACGCATAACGCGGGATTCCACCCGCTGCAGGTCCATGACCATATCGGCCTGGCTGCTGCCGATAATCCGTCCCGGCTCCCGATAGGGCGTGAAGCACGCCAGCGGGATCTCGTCGCAGCGCTCCCACTGCACCAGCGTCGAGGCATCACCCAGCATATGCACATGGATCAGCTCGGCGCGGTTGTCGCCGTCGGTGTCGCACCTGATCCAACCCTCGGCATAGCGCACGATACCCATGGATCTGTCGTTGGGTGGCGCACCCTTGATGTTGTAGCCCTGCGCATAGTCCCGCGCGATGATCTCCTGCCGCTGCCGGGTTCGCATCATCGAATCGCGGTGCGCCAGCACCTTGTCCTCGGGCAGCCCCATCTCGATCAGATCGCTGGCCGCGACATCCCGCACATGGAACACCGCACGCGCGCCCTCGACGGTGGCGGCGTCAGCGACTACCCAGACGCATTCCGCCGCCACCGCCTCGATCACCGGCCACGATTGTTGGGCGCTGCGGGTGATAGTCGCCGACCAGTATTCCGCCGGGGCGCCCTGGCTCAGATACATCTGCCCGTCCGGCGTCTTGGCCAGCGCCTCCTGCTCGCGCTGCAGCATTGGCCGGCGCACGATGCGCTGCGCCTCAATGCCAGGTTCGGCAAGCAGCATCTGCAACTGCGGAAGTAGCAGCCCCTCGCACACCTCGGTGCGGATTTGCTGTCGCTTGCCCCAATACCAGCGCACCCAACCGGCCTTGCGGGTCAGCGCATCGAGCAGCGCGTCATGCAGCACCGTCCACCCCTTATTCGCGGTGAACAGCGCCCAACGGCAATAGTCCGTCGCCTGCCGCGCCAGCGTTGTGGCAAGCTGGTCGTTGCCGGTGATCTCACTGCTGATCGGCTCGAACGACACCGGATCTTCCACCGCCGTGAACAGCCGCAGCAGGCTTGGCAGCGTCTGGCGGATGGTGTCCCTGACGACCGTGAGCACAATCTGGCTGCGCCCCGTAGCCTCGTCACCGAATGGCCGGCCCGCATAGTATTGGCTTGCGGTAATACGCTCGCGGCTTAGGTATTGGTCGTAGTTCTGCGCGATCTTGAAGTAATACCGCGCGACGGAAGTGATCTCCTCGTCCGTCTTGCCGAGACGTTCAAAGATGATCTCCTGTTGCCAGGATGCACCGTCTGGCTTGGCGGCGGGCCGCAACCCTGCCGCATACTTGCGAAGCTGTGCCGGCAGTTGGTCGTCAGTGTCTGTCTCCGCCTCGGTGTCCTTGGGCGGCAGCAGATAGGCCAGCACCTGCTCGGCGCCGAGCTGCATGCCGGCGGGACGCATGCCCTGCGGCACCAGTCCGGGGATCTGCGGCATCGGCGGTGGTCCGAACGACTGCGCCGACTGGCCAAGCAGACTGCCGGGCGGCATTGGCGGCGGTGGTGCTGGCAGCATGCCGCTCATGTTTCCCAATCCCCGAAACATACCTCGCGAACGTATCGCGCCGTCAGGCTCGCGCGCGGATCGCGGCGATCGCCTCCCGTTATCTGCTGCCATGTCTTGCCGTAGATGACAGCGCTAATCGCACCGATGCTGACGCCAAACCTGTCTGCCAACTGCTGAAGGGTTGCCGTGCTATCCCAAATCTCGCGCACCGCAGCTTCCGTCAATACGGCAACAGGGCTTTCCTCTCCTCGCTTTGACGGTGAGGTCATGCGACCCCGGTTGTAACCATCGAGGTTGTTGTCCCGGTATGTGCCCCAATACAGATGGTCAGGGTTCACGCACGACGTCACGTCGCAATGGTGGCACGCCAGCATGCCGGGGCTCGGCTGCGGCCGACCATGCAACTGCAACGACACATGCGACGCCGTTATATTGCGACCCTCTCGGCCGCCACTACCTATCAGGCCATAGCCGTCTGGCTGGCATGCGCCATCCCACAACCAGCAGCCACTATTCGGCTCCGGCGACACGAACTTCCAGAACCGCTGCTCCAGAGGAATGCGATGGTATACCCGAGGCATTAAATCTCCATTCCCTTTAAATCCATAGTCATTCCGCGACTATCAAATAACCCGGAACTCATTCCGCTTGCAATTCCTAATCCCGCCTCAGCGAACGTCAGGCATAGTGCATCTGCGAAGTCGGTACTTGGTAGGCCGCGTGCCCGCATCAGTTGCTTGGACTCCACTTGCAACCGGCCATCACTGAGGAACGCATAACGCGGCGACGCCAGATCCTCTCGCAGCCTGTCATGCCGTGGCAACCGCACATTGCGGCCTGATAACCATTCTCGTGCGCGCACCCAGAGTTCGTCTCTCAATCGCGCATAGCGTCCCGTCGTGCTGGGCACCTCGGCCACATTAAGTCCAAGGACAGGCACATTCTGCTCGTGCAAACGATCCACGACCCCGGCACCGATGCCGATCACATCCACCACGATCAGTGCTGGCTTGTTGGCTCCAGCGGCATCCCACTCAGCCTTAATAGCTCCGGCCAGCATCATGGTGTCGAACTGATGCCATGAGCGGGGCATCTCCTCGACTACCAGCCCACGCCGCTTGACCAATGTGCTGGCATCATTCCCGAACCTTGCAACATCACAACCCCAAATAGAGCTTGCGCTCATGTCGATTGGAATATCGCGTACCATAGCGCTGTCGATCAGGTCGGCGGGGATCAGCGTGTTGTCGTCCGCCGTGGGCCATTCACCCAAGCACCTTATGCGAAACGCATTGCTGTCACGCCCGTAACGCTCTGCAATCTCCTCGATGAACTTCGGATCAACGCGCGGGCTATCGAGCCCGCTCACCTTCATGCAATGCCATCGGTCACGCTCCATGGTCATCACACGCCAAAAATACCCGGTTGCCCTGGTCGGATTACCTATCAGGACGGTTATCGCCCCCGGCGTGCTCATGCTGCCGCTGGCAGCCTCGTAAACATTCTCCTCGATGCCAGATGCCTCATCACAAACCAGCAACACGTTGGCGCTGTGGACGCCTTGCAACGCCTCCGGCTGATCACGCCGACTGGTCCGGGCGCTGATAAAACACTCTGCATCAGCCTTTAAGCGTATGTGGTCCGCCTGCAAGTCCCATAGCTGGCGCCAGCCTGGAGGCAGTGATGAAAACCATTTCGTCGTCTCACTCCAGAGACTATCATACAGCTGCGGGGCGCTCGGCGCAGTGCAGACGCACTTGAACGGCGAGCGGGTGTTGCAAAACCAAACCATCAGCCAAGCTGCGAGCGCTGTCTTGCCACAACCGTGCGCGCTCCGGATGGCAATGCGCGTGTGGCCACGTGATATTGCCCGCAATGCCTCCAACTGCCAGGGATCAGGCTCGCAGTGTAAGACTTCGCGAACAAACGCCACGGGCGCTCGGGCGTATCTACCGATCGCTACATCGAACGGGTTGGCCGCCCTGGCAATGGCCTCGGCCCAGTCCGGCGGCAGGGTTTCAGCGTGGCTCACGGACGCGGGATCATCTCCATACGGTCGATTGCGGATGCATCACGACATTGCACGATGTTAGTGCCAGAAAATAACTGCATCGCAACGCTATTTTGTCGTTGACTGATCGCTGTCTGGCTTGGTAGATAGCGGAATGATCTATATGGCACGAGCCGGCGACGATGGTCCCGTCAAGATCGGCACCAGTCGTGATGCACAGAAGCGGCTGAGGTCGCTCAAGGGTGCAACCCATGTTCCGCTGTCCATCATCCGGCTATTAGATGGCAACCGGAAGGACGAGCGGGAGTTACACCGAGAGTTCCGCCATCTCCACATCCAGGGAGAGTGGTTCCGGTTTGACCCGCGCATGCTGGACATCGAGCTACGGGACATCATTCCCGTTCCGCCGAAGCATAAGCCGTCTCGGCTGACCAAGGCGGCCAAGGCTGCGATCATCATACCGGAGCATGCACCACCACACATCAAGCTGGGTCTGTGTCTGCAAGCCATGGGCTGGTCGCAGCGCGAACTCGTGAGACGGATAAGATGCGACACCAATCTGCCATTACGCTGGTTACGTGGAGAGACAGCAATCCCTCTTGCTATATCTAAGTGGTTGGAAACCCTAGCGAGGAACATACTAAATAATCCTTCACCAAATAATTGGCGCGATACTTAAAATCTCCTTGCAGTTCTGCCTCCGCAACGCTATTTTGTCGTTATCGAAACCGGAGACAGACAGTGATCATCGAGACCAGCAGCAACCAGCTTTATTCAGTCCGCGAGACTGGCGACGCGAACCTCGCCCATGTGTGGATTGGCATTGAAGTGAAGCGTTCCGGCGGAACGTTCGTTCCCAAGGCAAAGGCCCGCGAGATGCTCGTCCGCAAGGCTGCTTCCCGCATCATCAGCAAGGAGATCTGAGCCATGAAAGCCTTCCGCATCTTCCGCAACCACTACCTCTGCGACGCCTGCCCGAACGAATGGAGCGACGAGGCGATGGTCGTTGCGCCGGCTTATTGCCCGTGCTGCGATGCCAAGACCGAGCCTTACGACAGCACCGCGCTGCTCGAGGATGTCACTGTGACCGAGGAGATTGAGTGATGGACGAGGAGATGAAGCGCCATCTGGAAGCGATGGAAGGTCGCCTGATGGCCCGCATCAACGACGTGCTGTTGCGGCTGGTAGATGTGCGAGCCGATGTGCGCAACCTACGCAGCGAGCACAGCGTAACGCGAGACCTGGTGACAGCTTTGCCGGCAACGGTGCTCGGCGCGATTGAGAAGCCACTACTACAGCGCATCACGGACATTGAGACCCGCGTCACGAAACTAGAACCATGACCCCTGAGGAGTTCACCGCGGCGCTCGATGTGCTGGGCTGGTCAAAGCGAGAGTTGGTCCGGCACATCAAGTGCGACACCAACCTGCCGCTAGCATGGGAACGCGGTGAGGTTGAGATCCCGCCGCGCATTGAAGCATGGCTTACGAAGCTGGTGAAGTTTCATCTGAAACATCCGGCGCCGAAGAACTGGCGCCTGTCGTAGCTATTCCGTTGGCGTCGGCGCATCGAGCAGATTGGTTTCCTGCTGCGGCGCAGGCTCAACCTGGCCATCGATGAGCTTGCTGGACATCTCGCGAGCGGCGTTTAGGTGCAGCAGCAGCACGCCACCGACTTCGCCAGTATGCGCAGTCACCGCGAGGTCTGGAATTGTCTTGCGAAGTAACCCGAGCGCAGCCCGGACCTGATCCGATGACATACGCACGGAATCCGTTGTATCTAAAGCGAATGCGTTCAGACGGTTAACAAGCTGACTTGTCTGGATTTTGGAACGGGTCCGTGCATCGTGTTCTGGACTAAGCCTGACAGCCATCGCGTCGTTCCAGACTAGCAATTGGTATGGTGATTTCCCGCAACTGGCCGAAGAACATACAGCCAATCCGTGCTAGATCGCCGTGGATGCTGATGACGGCCCCGACCATGCCATTGGCAGCCCCTTTGCTGACCACCACAGCCTCGCCTGTGGCGATTAGCGCATGCTCTGGAGGGGTAGTAGCGCGAACCGCCTCGCCGGCCTGCAGCATGCCTAAAACAGCCGCGCTGACATACTGTATCCCATTACCACCGAGTAGATTGGCGCGAATGCCTGGGCAGTAGCGGATTGGCCGCCAGAGATCGGGCGGCGAGTAGGGCACGAAGATGTATCCGGGGAACAGCGGGCGGCGAACGAAATGCCAGAGCGATGGTGTGACGCGATCGCGGCGGCGAGCGGTGTAGCGCGGGACGAACGGATCATAGCCACGCTGTCGGAGGTTGGTTTCTGCCCATGTCTCGGCCTGGCTGTAGGTTGCGAGGACGGCGGCACGATGGCGAATGCACCCGGCCTGCTTTGGGCTGTCGGGTTCGAGGTCATCTAACCGGCTATGTGGTGCGCCGTCAAGCATCAGTGCAGCAGCGGGCCGGCGCGACCGAACAGCTCGGCGGCAATCCAGAACGCGATGGCGGCCCAGCCGAGGTGTGGGCGACTGAGCGCCACCGGCCATGCCGATGCGGCCAGGACAGCGCACACGAACGCGAACACGAGCAGGATGAGCGAGATCACCACGCACCTCCGCGGAACACGAGGAAGACCAGGATCACGATCAGCACGAGGCCGAGGCCGCCGCCGTAGCCCCAGCCGGGGCCGTAGGCGCCGTGGAGGTAGTAACCGCCGCCACCGCCGAACAGCAGGAGCAGCACGACCAGGAGCACGATCAGGCCCATCAGGCGGTCCTCCTGGTTTTGCGCCAATGCGCCAATTCATGCGCTAGAAAGCGCGCCAATTCCGGCAGGGACGGTGGCTGCTGCGCCAATTTTACAGGCCCTTTAGGGCCTGAATTGGCGCAAACCGCCCCTGCATGCGCCAATTCAAGGGGGGTATGAGTGCGAATTGGCGCACTCATGACGGCCTCAGGGTATCATTGACGACGACGCCTGGCACAACCTTACGGAACTTTGGGTGCCGGTATTCGGTCGTCTGCAGGGTGCCGGATTTGAGCCAGGCGCCAATCATTTTGGCGGCAGCTTTCTCGCTGGTATCGAACATCTGGCAGAGGACATGCCCGCACCAGCGGTCGGAGGACTGTCCCCGTTTGGTTGCCGTGTAGAGGACGCCTGGCTCGGGGCCGTCGCGAATCGCGTCGAGGGCAGCATTGAGTTCGGAGTTGGGGGCCTTCTCCAATTCGTCATCTGGGGGCTTCCAGGCCACGATGGCCCCCACGCTATCGCCGTTGGGATAGGTGGGATTGAAGGTATTGCCGAGCTTCACCGAACTGAGGCGGAACCAGCGGGCCTTGGCGGCGGTGGCCATGTTGCGCTTGGCGTCATCGAGCCTGACGTAGCTCAGGCGGTCCTCGTCCGAGATACCGAACCCCTCGGCCTCGGCCTCTGACATGGTGGTCATCAGCAGCCCGACACGGGCGCTATCGGTCAGCGCCTTGGCGCCGCGTGCGGCGTCGATGCCGCTGGTGTCGCCCTTGCGGACGTGATGGACGAGCAGTACGGCGCAGTTGGTAGCCCGTGCGATGCGCCGCCAGACAGCCGCGGCCTGGATCATCTGCGGGTTGGAGTTCTCCTCCAGCGTGTGGCTTTCGGCGAACGGGTCGCAGATGATGAGGCCGATGTCGTTCTCACGGATAAGCTCGGTGAGGGCCAATTCGTCGGGATTGGCGACATAGAACCCGTTGTCGTCACGGGCTGGTGCTGCGAGCGTGAGGCCGTGGCCGTCGCAGTCCTCGATGAACAAGCGCCCGTCAAGATCCTCGCGACGGATGCGGTGGGCCAGCATGACGGCTGCCACCCGCCGCTCCAACTCGTCCATCGGGTCGTCCAGGTTGATGACTGCGACGTTGACGGGCGCGAAGATGTGGCTGCCGAGGAAGGCGCGCCGTGAGGCCAGGGATATCCCCACGGCCATGGCGTAGGCTGATTTGCCGGTGCCGCCGGGGGCTACCAGGACGGTGACGAAGCCCCGGACGAGTTCGGTGCCATAGAGCCACTGGCGAGGCTGGAGGGTTTCTGGGTCGGGCAGCCGCGCCGGGCGCAGCACCAATTTCCCATTGGGTTTGTGCTCCTGTCGCAGCGGCCGGACGTTATCTGTCGCCAGTGTAGGGCGGAACTTTGCGGTGTGGGCATTGACCTCGGCCACCATCTCCAGCGCAGCGTTGAGGTCGAAGTCGGTGGGCTTGGGATCATCGATCCAGCCGTCAACGCCGGGCTTCCGGTAGGCATCAGGGCGCTCGTCAGCCATGACGGCGCCTCTTGAGCCATTCCTGCTGCTCGGCAATGGCGCGTTCCATGGCCTGGCGCCTGATGTGCAGCCCCAGGAGGTGCTGCTGCATCTCGTAGACTTCGCGCACGTCGTAATCGCCGAGCTGGCCCAGGCGCTTGGCGCGCAGGGTGGTGTCCAGCAGGGCGGCGTGGGCTTTGGTAAGCGTCAGGTATTCGCAGACGACTGGCCGGGCCAGTTCGGCCGCCAGGGCATAGCAATGGGCCATGGACAAAGCTCCGGTTGACGCGCCCGGAGCATTCTGCGATGAACAGGGTGTCAGTTCCTGTTTCCGCATGGGCTCCAGGCCCGTGGACAACGCTACAGCGCCCCGGTTCCCGCCGGGGCGTTCTGCGTTTACATGGAAACGATTGAGTCGGGAAGCGCTCATGCCGCCTCCCCGTCAATCGCCGGCTGGCAGTAGGCCGCGGGCACACCAGGCGCCCGGCCGACCTCCTCGAATACCGTGACCTCGACACCATCGGCATGCCGGCGAACCTCGACGCCGTAGCGGTAGGCCCACCACGCGAGTTCGCCGAGGTAGCCGCCATCGGGACCGGGCCGCAGCACGTTGTGCGCGATCACACGCCGCCCAGGTGGCGCAGGGGGCTTGCGCGCAGTCATGACAACCGGCCCCGCAAGGGCACGCCAATTTCCAGTAGCGACGCCTCTACCTGTTCGACGCTGCGACATAGACACACGTCGGCCCCGGCATAGATCAGCCGGCGCTGCGTTTCCCTCTGTGCAGCGCTGACCACGCCCTTAGCGCTCTTGAGTTCAATGAAGATCGGCCGGCCAGACGCGATCACACAGAGATCCGGCACACCGGCACGGACTGCTTCACCCTGCGCCCGAGCCCGCGCGATCTTCGATCGCATCAGTCCGTTCGGCACAGCGAAATGCACGGCCGACGCCGGCAACGCGGCAGTGAGGAACTGATGCACCGCGCGCTGAAGCTGTGACTCGTCCTGCCGCCGCCTAACCCCACGCTCCGGCACCAGCGAGGCCGTGACCACGCCGCTCACGGCCACAGCCCCGACGGCCAGGACCGCAGCAGCGGCGCCGTGGCGCGCTCGGCGCGGGCAACGGCCAACTCCCACGCCAACGCCTCACGGGCCTGCTGCGCCGCGTGCGGCATCGGCACCGGTCCTGGCTTCGGACGAGCGCCGCCGCGCTCCTTGAACAGCTTCGCCCGCACCGCCCGCTCCGTGCGGCCCAGGCCCAGCGCGATGTCCGCGTGCGACATGCCGGCGGCCTCCCGCTTGCGTGCGCGGATCACCTCGCCGCAGGTCCACGGGCGGGCGGTCATGGCTCAGGCGCCCTGCCGGGCTTGGTGCGTTCAAGATGCTCGATCGTCAGCCCAGGCTTGAGAGCCGCGATGCGATGCCAATATCGCGCCGGGATGCCGCGCTTATACCAAGACTTCACCGTCTCCGGCTTCAGCCCAAGCATGTCCGCCAGGGTTGATCGGCCCCCCACCTTGTTGAGTATGGCGCCGTGACGGTTCATCGCCATATACTGCGGGGCACGAAGCCCCATGGTCAAGCCCCAGGCTAATGAGGCATAGACAACAGGGGACAAAATGCCCCCATATAGGCGCCCATGCTTATCGAACCGCAGGTAGAATCGCAGGCCAGGCTACTCGGAACGCGCCTCAAATGGGCGCGCGAGTTAGTCGAACCAAACCGTGCCAGGTTTGCGAGGTCGCTTGATCTCGACCATTCAACGATCAGGAATATCGAGAACGGGACACGTAGCCCGTCGGTAATCCTGCTGATGCAGATCTGCCATTCCCTACGTATATCCGTTGAATATCTGCTGCGTGGAGAACTGCGAGGAGTTGACGGAGAATTGGCAGCGTTGCTGCTAGCGCATCATCCCGAACTGGCGCCGCCGCCTGAGTTAGCGCGCGGCAGGCCCAGCAAGGTCGGGCAACAGTACAACGTTCAGCCCTCCACGAAACCAGAATCGGTTTATTCATCGGTCGGGGGCAATTAGCCTCATCTATCTCTTGACGTAGGGGGCTATTAGCCCCATTGTGTGTGCCGCAGCTACGGTTAGCGACATGCACCACACAGACCTCCTTGATGACTTTGCTTTGCCCACGGCCGGCGGCAACCCCGGCCCGGAAAACGGCGCCTGCAGCGCGAGGGGTCACAAGCCTGTAACGCAAAACTACCTGCGTGCAAGCGAAGAATTGTTGCGCGCACACATACAATCCCAGTCGCAGCGTGAATGCAGCGTGAATGCATCTGCGGAACATTCTGCCGAGCGGGTGCGTTACTATCTCAGCATTGCCGGGCAACCCAATACCGTTGCTACGGAATGCCGCCCCATCCCCAGACCGCGCTTCCCGGTGGCGTTGCCGCCCGGATATCTGCCGGGAGTGGTCTAGTGGCGAGTCTTTGCCAAATGTCAAAAAGTATGCGTGACGCACGCATACGAGACATGCTCGCCGCCATAGCGGAATGGTCCCACGCCACCGGCGCTGACCGCGACTACTGGCGCGGCATCGCGCTCGACCAGATCCGCGAGTTCCGCCGCGCACACCTCATCCCCGAGCGCGCCGCATTCGAGGCCGCCGTGGAGCGCAACCGCCAACTCAGGAGGGCCGCATGATCGATGCCGCGAGGATCGTAGCCGAGCTACGCGCGCAGGAGCTGGTGACCGCACTCCAGGCCGCCGTGAACGGCGACAGCCACTGGCGCCACCGTGCGAGCGCGCTGCTCCACAGTATCGCCGATCTGGAACTGCCTGAGCAGGTAACCGACGCCATGCGCGCGATCGACGCTCGCAAGCGCGCCGCCGAGGTCATGCAAGATGTCATGTGGAGCGACTGCAGTGGCTGACATATCCCCGTACAAACTCACCGCCGCCATGGCTGCCGTATCGCGCCTCAAGGCGGAACTCGCCGAGCAGGACGCCGACATGATCCTGGCGTCAGTAGAATCCCAGACCGGAGCCCTTGAGCTTATGGATCTGGTCATCGAGGCCGTCGTTGCGGACGAGGAGTTGGTGGAGCGGGGTACCGCTCGCCTGAAACGAATTACCGCCAGGGCCAATCGGCATCGGCTGATCCTGAAAGCGATGATGCAGGAAATCGCCGAGCGTGTGGAACGCCCGCTGGCCACTCTGTCCGTCTCGCACCGCACCGAGTTGGCAGAGGTTCCGACCAACGAGGAACTACCATCGACGTTCCTCCGCTCGGCCCCTGATAAGACGCTGATCACCAAGACGCTGCGCAGCGGCGGCAACGTGCCCGGCTACGAACTGCGCGAAAAGCCTGACTTAACCATGACCCTGCGGAGTGCGTGACTATGAACGAGATCATTCCAGCCAACGGCGCCCTGATGTCGTTCATCGAGCGTGCTGCGAAAGACGAGACGTTCGACGTGGCAAAGTTCGAGACGCTGCTGCGCGTGCGCCGTGATGAGGCCCACGACCAGTCACGCCGGGCGTTCAATGCCGCGATGGCGTCATGCCAGAGCGAGATGGAGCCGGTGCTGCGCGATTCCACCAATCCCGGTGTGCGCAGTAAATACGCGAAGCTCGAAGCGATCGACCAGCAGATGCGGCCGATCTACACACGTCACGGCTTCTCGGTGCGGTTCGGTTCAGCGCCACCGCCGCAGCCCGGCTGGATGCGGATAACCTGCACCGTGGCGCATGACGCCGGATATTTCGAGGAAAACTACCTCGACAGCCCCGTGACCACACAAGGTTCGCAAGGCGGCCGCATCGCCATGACGCCGGTGCAGGCGGTCGGCAGCGTCGTCACCTATCTGCGCCGGTATCTGCTAGGCATGGTGTTCAATATCGTGCTGGCGGATATGGCCGGCGAGGATGACGACGGCGAAGGCTCGCGCCGCGCTGCTGCCACCGCCACGCCACGCGGTGCCCGTATAGCCGAGCGTGCCCCGACCTACGAGGCGCCCCCGCCGAAGAAGGTGGATCGTTCGCAGTGGACCGACGCCCAATGGCAGGCGTGGGTGGAAAAGTTTGGGCCGGCCGTGGCTGTGCTGTACAGCCGCCAGGACGTGGTGGATGTGGCCGAGAAAGATAGCGTCAAAGACGCCCTGCAATACGGCTCGGAGCGGGTGCGAGAGGAAGTGTCAAAGATCCTCTCCGATGGCTACAAGCGCTTCCCAGAGGACGGCACCGAGGCGCACGAGCCGGCGACGGAGGGTGTGGCGTGAAAGCATCAATCATTGTCGCCAGCACCTTAACCGCCATTCTGGTGCTACCTCAGTTGGTGTTCGGCACACTCACGGGGGCGGAGGCTATCGTTGCGACGATTCACTCGTTCTGTGCCGCCTTTCTGGTGATGATCTTTGCACCACAACTTGCGCAATTCGTGCCTCATACAGATTGATAAAGTGTGCGTAAACGGACGTTTGCAGAGGTGGCCGAGAAGCCCTGTTCACGATTAGGAACGATACGATGGCCGATGATACGCAATGGGCGAACGCCATTCTCGCCCAGGCTAACAATGGCGGCGTGCAGCGTGTCATCACGGCAATCAACCGAGAGCACACCAGCCGGGCCGACGTGATCGTGGCCTGCGCGCAGGTGCTTGGTCAGTCGATCGTCCCCAGCGGCCCCGTCATCGCTGGCGAGATCCGGCGAGGCATCATGTCGCTCATCGATGGGTATGCCATGCAGTCCGCAACGAATACAGATTGATACAATGCACGAAAACGCTGGTATGCAGAAGTCTCGGACATTCGCGGACGGCATGAAAAGCCTCTGGCACAGCGGTATCCGTGACGTCGCCGAGGGCGGAACAGGCGCCGGAGCGTGCGCCGAGTTGCTTACCGCGCGTTAATCACACCTGCCACAATCGGCGTAACCCTATGACTAGGAACAGGAAATGAGCGACTTCAAGCCGACCATCTGCATCGACTTCGATGGCGTGATCCATAGTTATGAGCGGGGCTGGCAGGGCGGCGAAATCTACGGCGAGGTCGTGCCCTACTTCTTCCCTTGGGCTGAACAAGCGCAAAAGCAGTTCAAGCTGACCATCTATTCGTCACGATCCTCTACAGACGAAGGAAGGCTGGCGATGGGCAAATGGCTGGCCGAGAAGCTGCGGACGTGGGAAGGCGAACCGATCGAGTTGCACATGACGGCTGAAAAGCCCGCCGCCTGGGTGACGATCGATGACCGAGCGGTGCAGTTCACCGGAAACTGGATGGCGCCCGAGCTTGCACCGGATACGTTGCGCGCCTTCAAACCGTGGAACGCGAGGCCGACCAATGATTAAGGCGATCGCCAGCGATGGCACCGGCAAGAAGATACTTGTGATCGGCCTCAGCTTCGGGAACCTCGATAAATTCCGAGCCGAGCCGGGCTACACGTTCATCAGGATCATCGGTAGAGAGGTCGGCTTGCCGGTGGACGTGATGATATTTTCAGGTGAAACCGAAGCGCATTGCGCAGAGGTCCTGGCGGGCGGAATAGGCCCCAAGACCAAGGTCCATGTGAGTGATCGCGCCAAAGGATAATTCGCCAACGCAATCAGAATTTGGCGCCTAACCCTATGACAACGCTAGAAACACCGTTGCGCGTCCGTTGTCGGAACGACGGATTAGCAAACCCTCGTTTGCAGGGGTGGCCGATGTCAACTCGCTATAACGTCGTGGTTGAACGCGAGGAATACGACGAGGCCACCGGCAAGGTGACCGGGCGTGCCGAATACCGCATCGACGCTTATGGCCTGCTCCAAGAGGCGTGGGACGCCGTGCAGGAACAGGTCGAAAAGTTAGGCTGGTTCGATGACAGATGAGCTACCTCCACTAATCGACGTTAGCGGAGGAACCTGATGGCGCTTGCTCTCTGCCTCGCCGTCCTCGGTGCTGGCGGTGCCATGCTGGCCGCGCTGGTGCTGATCCATCGTGCATTTCGTTTACCACGCCAGAGTTGAGGCTGCCACATTCCCCGGAGGCCCGCAGAAATGGCCGAGCCCAGACCAGACTCCACTGCCGTAGGCGCGCTGGTCGAGCGCATCCGCCCGATCCTGGCCGGGCACCCGCCGCAGGTTCAGGGCGCGGTGCTGGCCGACCTCGTGGCCATCTTCATCGCCGGCCATCGCGTCGTCGCAGTGCCGCCGGCGTTCGCAGTCGCCGTGATGGTATTGCCGGCACCGATTTGGCCGAAGGTCAGGATGACGGCGCCCTGTGCAGGCAGGGCAAGCAGGGCAGCAGCAGAGGCAGCGAGCAGGGCGCGCAGCATGGTGGGCTCTTTCATGTTGGAGGGGCAGGCACGTCTCAGTGCGTTGCGAGCAGCTTGGCGACCTCTCGCGCTGCACCGACCGCGACGTTCTCGTTGCTGGCGTCGGTGGCCTTCGGCCAGCTTAGGTAGATGACCGCGACGAAGCTCTCGGCGGTCGGCGGAATAGGAATGGCGCAGCCACGCCGCATCCCGCGCTCATAGAGACGCCGCGCCACCGGGGTGCCCTCGGGTCCGAGGTCCACGCAGGTTGGCTTACCGTCGAGTATCTCGACCAGCTTCCGCACGTCCGATGCATGGTCGATGATCGGCAGCCGGCGCGGCGACGGGATCACCGGGCGCTCGCCATCGTGCCGCCGGGCGGCGAGGAACCGCTGCGAATTACTCGACAGATCGACCGCCCAGACCTGCACCAGGGCGGCATCGGTCGATGTCGCGAGTTCCGCCAGCGCCTCGGGCACGGCATCGGTGCGCAGTTCCGGCGTGTCCGGCGTCATCCACGCCTCGAATAGCTCATCGCGCTTTTCGTAGATCAGCCAACCCGCCAGCCCGACGACGAACATGGCAATGATAGCGGCCACCTTCCAAGGGCGATCGACGTACGACAGCACTGCGGAAACATACCCAGCCGCCCCGCTATAATCGCGCCGGGGCGGCTCCTCGGTCACCTAATAGCTCGTGGGCGCAGCCATTGCCCATTTGCGCCGGCAGTAGCTGTTGCCGTCCGTGTTTCGCTGCATCTGCTGCAGCAGCCAGTCGTAGCACGCCTTGGCCTGTGGCACGCCCGCCTGTGATGCCAGCGCCAGCGCGCCGAGCGCATAGGACGGATAGGTCAGGTCCACCCGCTCAGGCATCACGTCTGGATCGTTGCAATCCACAGCCTCCGGCTGGAAATGCTCGTTGAGATCCCACGCCACGCCCCAGTGGTCGGCGTATGGCGCGTCAGACGACGCCTTGACCACGAGCGTGTACAGCGTGGGAACTGCCCGCACCCAGCCCGAGGTGCCATTGGTGCGGGACATCACGTCGAGCGACTTCCACTCCAGGATCGGCCGCCAGTCCTCGTGGCCAAGTTGCACCACATGCGCGAGCACCGAGGTCAGGTAATCCTCCATCCACACGGACACGTAGCTGTCCGCCGGTATCGGCGGTGCGACCGGCGCTCCCTTGGCATCGGACATCAGGTTCAGATTGCAGAACGGCGGCGCGTCAGATGACACGTAACGGTCCATAAACCACTGTCGCTGATCGTCCAGCCGGCTCTTGAACAGACTACGCGGCAACAGCCAGGACGGCGCGGTGTCCGGCGTCACAGTCGCGGCCCGCGCCAGCCCCCGCAGCGTCCATGCGACGGCCCGCACCGCGTTGCCGAGCGAAAAGTTCTGCCGCGCCCCTGGCGAGAGGCACACCACGTCATAGACGGCGGCGAACTGCATCTCCTCCAGCGCATACGGATCGCCGGTCAGGAGGAACGGCAGATACGCAAGCGCCGGTTCGTGCGCGGGATCGAGCGTAATCGGGCTGGTCGGATTCTCGATCTGCGGATCTCCGCCGGTGGTGCCGTACATCGTGGCATTCGGGTATTGCGTCCAATCGAGCGGCGCGCACGTGGTCTCGTCGCGAAAATGCCAGGGCAACGTCCCGCTGGCCTGGAGCTGCGCCATCACCGAGGACCACGCCACATCAGTCCCCTGGCATAGGAACTCTGCCTGCGCCTCGGTGAACAGGCCGATTTCATCGCGCTCGCCGGTCGAGGGGATATAGGCCGTGAGGCCAGCAAGGCTCATGGGTCCGTCATATGTGCGCGGATTGGATAGCGGGATGGCCGAGCCGAATAGCGCTTCGCTGTAGGGCGGCAGCGATGTGGCACAACTCTCTGGCTGGTAGATGATCGGCCGCGGAGCGCTCTGCCAACGCCAACGCGAATGCCAGTAGTGCTCCGGTGCCTGCACCACGGCGAGCGTGGTCTGACCGCGAAATATGGTGCAGAGGTATGCGTCCATATTGGACGGCTCCACGTCCCACAAGCCGCCCAGTTCAAACACCACCTCGTCGCGCGCCGGGATACCTCGGTCGCGCCTGAACATGACGCGGAAGCCCAGCAGGTCGGGCAGTGTGCAGAGGACGCAGCGCTGGACGAAATGGCCGCCAGGCTCGTGGTAGTCGCCGAGGTCCACGCCCAGCACCTCGTCGTAGATGTAGGACGCGCCGCCGTAGTCGATGCGGACGCACAGCGGCGCGGTGTCGTCGTCCGGCGGCGGTGTTGGTTCTGGTGGCTCCGGTGCAAGTGGCGTGAGCGTGACGACGGCAGAAACGTCCAGCGGCTCGTAGCCGGGCAGGTTGGCCGTGACAGTCAGCGTAATCTCGTTGGTGATGGGATCGGGCACTGCGAATCTCCTTGCAATCTCACGCTGGATGTCCTACATGGTCGGACATGGAAGCACTCGCTCCGACAATCACCATCCGGCTACCGCCGGAGCTGCGCGTTCAGCTTGAGCATGCGGCGGCTAAGGTAGATCGGCCGCTGTCGTACATTGTGCGCAAAGCGCTTGCCGAGTGGCTACGACGCCACGGTGCGCCGCGTGACCGATGATGAGCGACAGGATCTCAAGGACAAGCTGCTGATGGCTGACCTATCGCTGAAAACCCGACAGAGCTTCTGGGAGACGCCTCGGAATCTCGCATTGATCGTAGCGGCGGCTGCCGGCATTGCTGGCGTCCTGGGGTTCAAGTTGGGTCAACGTGAGCCGCTGCCGCAGCAACTGGTATTCCCGCCCGGCACTATCATCACGGTGCCAAACCGCTAAGCGAGGACGACGCCCCAGGGCTGAGGCGCCGCCCTCTAACCGCCACCGAGAAGGAACCTCGACCGCGGCTGCACCCAGACTAGCAGCCATCCACGAACCAGCGCGACGGCCCGCCCGTCCCCCGCGCTGACGACCCCTGGGCACAACCGAGAAGGAACCTCGACATGCTTAAGCTCGCCGCCCTGATTGCCGCCGTGGTGATCGGCTCCCTCGCCGCCGTCAGTATCGCCGATGCCACCTCATGCACCACAACGTGCAGCGGCTGGGGTAATTCACGCACCTGCTATACCAACTGCTTCTAACCCCCAGGGGCGCCGGTTCACGCTGGCGCCCCGCATTGGAGACTGAGATGATCGGCGGACTTCTGATTTCTCTGGTTTTCTTTTATCTGATCGTTTGGTGGCCGGCGTCCTATGGCGTGAAGCTCGATCGGGAGCGGGCTGAAGCTGAACGGAAGCGCTACGGGTTTTGATTATCCGGTGGAATTGGAGACTACGTTATGATTCACGTCCTGGTCCTGATGTTCGTCTTTCTGGCCATCGTTAATTGGGTCGAGCGCCTTTAGCGCAACTGATCGACCACACCGCTACCCAGCAGGTTTGTCGCCCCCGGAACCAGATACTGGTTCGAGGCCGCCGCCCCACGACTGGCCGGGTTCAACGTGCCCTCGATCATCGAGCGTCCGACAGCAGGGCTGCGTATGCCGGCTTGCAGTCCCCGGTTGAGCAGCAGTGCGGCAGCAACCTGCGCAGCGATCATCGGATGGGCCACAGCACCTGCCGCACCTCCACCCAGGATGCCACCCATGACGACGTTGCGCGCCGCGGTGCCGCTGTCCGGAGATGGGCTGAAGAACAGCTTGCCGATGTTGGCCAGGTCGCCGACGTCGCCGCCGCCGGTATAGGCGAAGCCCCCGGTGGACGGGTCGAATCGCTTTGACTGCTCAATTACCCGCTGCTGAAAGCCGCTCGGGTTCACGTCGCCTAACGCGCCGCGCTGCTCCACCAGCGGCTGCACGGTTTTCAGCACGCGATACTGCTTGCGTGCCTCGGTCAAGGCAGCCTGATCCTCAGGAGCCGCCGAGCGCTGGAACGCTCCATCCAGCGCGTTCTTGATCTTCATACCGAACGCCGCGACTGTCGGATCATCGCTACCAATGACGGTATCGAGTGGGCCGCCGGTCTGTGTCAGGTTCTGGTATGCCTTGCCGCTGATCTGCCCGTTGCCGTCCTTGAACGCATTGAGCACGTTCTGGAACTGCGCCTTGATCGGCGTCTTTTGCGCTTCGGTTAGCCCATACTGCGGCATCTCCATCGCGATATTCGCCAGATCACCCTGCAACGGGGCGCCGCCCTGGATCGTCGTCCGATTGGCAACGTCATCGAACACGCCGCCGATGCGCTTTCCGGCACGTCCCATCACATCATAGGTGATGCCCTTATCCGTATCCTCGCCGAACAGCCTGGCCACCGCTCCCTGCCATTGCCGCCGCTGCGCGGTTTCATCCACGCCGCTGAACGGCAGCTTGCCGGTCTGATCGGCGATCAGCTTATAGGTCGGATTGTTCGTCAGTTTGCTGGGGTCAATGTCGATACCGAACGCGGCTTTGGCCTTTTGCGCCCAGTTCGCCATGTCGGGATCGACCATATTTGCCACCCGCCCGGCCATCGCGCGGATCGGATAACTGGCCGCACCAATCACCGGGCCGGCCGCCGCGCCCGTAAGCGCGCCAGTTGCCGCGCCTTCCGCCAACGACTGGTCTGGTGGGGCCGTCAAAGCCCCTGTTACTCCGCCGGCCACGGCTCCCTGTGCCCCAAGCGTACCAAGTGCCGTAGCAAGACGTGGCACCACGCCAGCACCTTCTGCGGCACGGGCGCCGCCACCCAGGAAAGAGACAGCAGGCGCAATCGCGGGCACTGCTTGCGCGAGCGCGCGGCCGGCAATGCCGCCGGCCCCCAGCACCGGCGCAGTGGCGATCGTCTGACCGCCGGCTCGCCCTATCGATGCCGCCGGACTATCGCCATACTGCTGCTCGAACTTCTGGCGTTCCTCCGCAGTGCGCTGGGTCGCGGTATCGCCGACGCCGAACTGTCGCAGCAACCAGGTCGATGGTGTGTCGCCCACGTCATGCACACCACGCACCACGCCTTCAGCCAGTTGTTTGCCGACACCAGGCGGCCCGCTCGCAATGAACGGCGTCGGGTTGACGATCTCATTCCACAGCTTCGGCGCCGCCCCCAGGATGCTTTGCCAGGATGACGACAGGACGCCGGGCTTCGGCGGAGCAGGACCGGGCGTCCGCGTTGAGCCTAACCCTGGATCAACGTCCGGATCATAGACCTCGCCTGGCCCCTGGTGATGGCTTCCGCCGCCCCCTGGGTCATTGTCCGGATCATAGATTTCGGCCATGCGCTACTCCGGTCGCGTCGCGTTGCCAGGATTGAAAATCCGTATATTCCCGCGCTCGTCCTTGTAGAATTGGCCGGGTTCCAGGTTGTCGAAGTTCCATCTCGCCTGATCGTTTTTCTCCATCGGAGCGCCGTTGACCACTGGCCGTTGTTTGATGATCGGCCCTAGCTGCTTGTCTGCGGCAGTCTGTGCATCGGCGAGCGACATGCCATCAGCGACGCCCTGATGCACCAGGCCGGTAAACTTCTGCTTCCGATCGTAGAGGGTCATCAGATAGCCCATCTGGGCGTTGCGCCAGTCCTGCGGATTGACCGACTGCGGCGTGCCTTTACGCAGAAAGTCCAGATCCTTGTCGGTCAGACGACCAAGCCCGGCGCCCGACGCGGCAGCGAGCGTCAGTTTCTGCGTTGAAGCATCCAGCGCCTGTTGTGCCGACCATTGACTGGCCTGCTCCGGAGTAGCGATGCCCAGCTTGACCATCCACGAGCGAACATCTGGATAGCCAGCCAACACACCCGGCTGACCCGCTGCATCCGACAGTTGCTTGACCATGCGTAGCTGCGAGAGGTTTTCCTGTGCTGCGCCAGCGTCGGTATCGAGTTTGTCGAGCACCTTGGCACGGCTAGTTAGCCGTGATGTCAAATCGCTCTCGGACGCCTTCTGCGCGCTGGCTAGTTGTGACTGCGCGGCAGTATGGTAAGCGTTGACAGCCGCGTCATAGCGAGTCTGGACCTGCTTGCCCTGGTCCTCGTTGTATTTCGTCTGCGCCTTTGCTGCTGAAAGTGCCTTCTCCTGGGCTGCGGCTTGCATTTCCGCCTGTAGGTCAGCGCGCCCCTTGCGTACCTCATCGCTGATCTTTGGTTGCTCGGCAGGTGGGTGCGTTCCCATCCCCGCGTATAGTTCTTCAATGCCTTTGGCTTTCGCGGCAAAATATGCCTGCTGGGCCGGTGATAGGTTGGGGTTGAAATCCTCGGTCTGCGGCATCGGCACGGACTCGCGGGCTGAAAACTCGGCGAACGTGCCGGGATGGCGGATCAGCCCATCGCCGGCCTTGATGTCGGGATAGGGCGATGGCGGCGGTGTGGGCGTCGTCTGCGGGGCCGGAGCCACTGCCGAGGCGACCGCTGGCGGTTGCGCCTGTGCTGTCTGAACCGGCGTGTTGGCAATGCTCGACGGCGTGGTCACTCCTGCCCCCGGCCCGGTCGGCGGCAGTGGTCGTGGCCCCGTCAGATCCGTCGTAGGTGCGGGCGGGCTGCCAGTCGGCACACCCGGCCCGGCGGTCTGTACTGTCCCCGGCGCTGCCGTCTTGTGCGGCAACTCGAAGTGCATCGGATCACGGGTTTTGCCGGTCCAGTCACCGCCCCAGACCAACCCGTGTTTCGCGGCCAGCGAGCGTGCGAGGTCGGGTGGGATATCGGAGACGCTGCCACCCTGCGGGTTCTTTGCCGAGTTGATGTCGATGGCGTCGCCATAGGCGTGCTCAGAAGGAACCTGCGTGCCAGCGATAAACCGCTTGTTGTAACCACCGGATGTTGATGGATCGATCTTGTACCCTGCTGCCTCCAGATCGCTGACGAGACCCTGGAACTTCTCCGCGGCGGTGGCTGCGACCTGGAACTTCGCACCACCGGGTGCAGCGACTGTCGTGAGTTCGGGTGGCGAGGGTAAGCCACCCAATAACGGATTTGGCGCCCCAACTCCCTGCGCGGTGACCGGCGCGCCGATACTGCCGCCCGTCGCGATGCTGGGGGCACTACCAGGCGCGGTGGCGGTCGGAGTCTTACCGCTGGCCAGATCCCGCGCGGCCTGCGCCTGCTGATACTGCTGTTGCAGCGACAGCAGCGGCAACGCCTCCTTGATCGCGGCAAGCCGCATCTCCTGCTGCTTCTGCTGATACTCCTGCTGCGCCGCGAGCGAGGACGCATCAAACTGCTGCGCGCCTAGCGCGCCTCGCTCCGCACCCTCGAACCCTGCCCCAAGCAGCGAGCCGATCGTGCCGCCCTGCATATGGCCGACCGCGCCCAGCATCCCCAAACCGAAATGCCGCAGTGCCATCAAACCCGACGCCTGCCGCTCGGCCGGCGTCATATTCGGCATCATCACCGGGCCGCCCAACGCCTCGCCGAGTTTCGACCGCCAGTCCTGCTCTACCGGCGTCATGTCCCGCTGTGGCTGCGCCTGACCCTGCTGCAACAGCGCCAGATACGGCGCGAGTTGCGACAGCACATCGGGTGATGTCTGCGTCGGTACCTGGGTGGGATCATCCGCCATTGATCAGAACCCCAATAACCCCCGCGTATTGCTCTGCTGCACCGGCTGTGCGTGGCCGCTCATCGCGCTGGTGAAATACTGATTGCGCCGCTCGGCCAGCATCCGCACCAGCGCATCGAGCGACACCTGCGTCGTGGGGCGTCCCACACCACCGGATTGCGACTGCCCCACCACCGCTGGCGCCTGCGCTTGGCCCTGATCCTTCTGCGAGTCCTTCAGACTCTTGCTGAGATCGCCTAGGAAGCCGGAAACCTTACCCCAGTCCGTGCCCTGGCCTGGGCTGTATGGCGCCTGACCGATTGGCAGGCTGTCAGGCAGCGTGGCGCCTTGCGGGAGCGAAAGGGCCACAAGATTTGGGTCGATATCCTGTAAGGAAGCATGCCCACCAAGATCCACTGGGGTCACTGTGCCACCACCGCCTGCCATCAGATCGTTCTCCTATAGCGACGCAATCGTCGCGGCGCTGCCGGCAATGGACCCGATGGTATCCAGCAGCCCAGGGTTCTTCTGTGCAACCGAGGTGCCGGACCCTGCGGTGTTGGATGTCGTGCCGTATGGCACGGCGCCCACCGAGGACAGCAGCAGATCAAGGTTCTGCACCGGCCAGTCTTGCTGTTCGTAAAACCGCCCCATCTGCGCATCCAGCAGCGCCTGCTGCTGCGTCTGCTGTGCCGCCCCGGATGCCTGCAACGCCCCAGCCTGCTGCTGCGACAGTTGCGCGTTTTGCAGCGCTTGCGAGGGTAGTTGTTGTGCGGCGGTCAACCCCGCCTGCAGGTTGTTGGCGCCCAACGTACCGGCCTGCTGCTGCGCCGCGTTGTAGCCGCTCTGGCCCATGCCGGCGAGCAACCCAGCAGCGCCGTAACCTTGCTGCGATGCCTGGTTGGCGAGGTTGTAGCCCGGCGTCAGCGCCTGGCCCCAGCCGCTATTCAGCATATTCCCGACTTGCAGTTGGGTGCCGAGCGCGGTCTGCGCATCGGCCACGCCCTCCTGCACGCCCATCCTACTGCCGCCGAATGCCCCGACGTTGTTGGCCTGTCCAGCGAGGCCCTGCTTGGCTAGAGCGAGTTGCTGCTGGCCGGCCTGCAGCATTGGGTCGATGACGTTCTGCGAGTAAGGCGACATCAGCGCGGTGGCGTTGGCGCCCACCTGCTGGACGGTGGCAGGCGAGGCGTTGCCGAGATAGCCGCTCAACAACCCCTGCGCGGGGTTCATCACGTTCTGCTGGTAGCCGCCATAGAGTTGCCCGGTATCGGCACCAACCTGACCGGCGGTGACCGGCGCCGCGCTGCCCAGCAGGCCCTGATAGGCATTTGCCGACGCCTGAAATGCCGGATCTTGCATGCCTTGCAGGTCACGCACGCCCTGATACGCCGCCTGCGTATCCTGCGGCACGTCGGCCACCTGCTGGCCGGTGTATGGCGTGTATGGCCGCTGCGCGAGCTGCTGCGCCGTGCCGACCGCGTTCTGCCCGGCATCCTGCAACCACTGCGGGATCTGGGTGACGGTCATGCCCTGCTGCGACGTGTTGGTGGTGGTGTTGCCACCTTTGCCGCCGCTGCCGCGCAGACCAGCGAAGGATAGGTGATCGGGTTGCCCGCCTGGGGTCCACATCATGGCATCACGTCCCGCGCTTACCGAGGCGCCGCAGCAACACGGCACGCGGCGAGGTCACCACGACCCGGCCACCCGGCACGGCAGCAGCCGCCGCCCGTATCGCTGCTGGGGTGCCAACCCGGCTTGCCACGCTCTCATGCGCCACCGCGCCAGACGGCGTGCGACCCTGCACCACACGAGGCGCACCAGCCTTCATCGCGGCAGCCTTGGTTTCCGGATAGCCCAACTGCTTTGCCACATGCGCGTCAGTCACCTTGCGCGCCTTGGCAAACTTGTTGGCCTGCTGCGCCGAGTTGGTGACCAGCGTGCCTTCGGGGCGCGTCACCTTCACCGTGCCAGCCGGCGCCGTGCGCGGCACTGGCGTCCCAGGCGCCATGAAAGCGGCAGTCTTGCTGCTCAACGGATTGGCCACCGCACCGACCTGAGCAGCCACGTCGGATGCCGGTTCCGGCATGATGCCGAGCAGCCCCTGCTTACGTGCCATGCCCCAGATCCTTGACGAACGTGTACATATGCGGGCGCCAGCCATAGGGCGCGCCGGCCTTGCCCCAACCCTTGCGCCCGGTCGCCGTCGCGACGCTGCAACCTTCGCGGATGGCCCATTGGCTGATCGGGTCATCAAGCGCGAGACAATCCGGCAGCGCGCCCGAGATGAGCCAATAGTGCGCGGCTTTCATGCGCGGGAAGGAATGCAGCTCCGTGACGATCAGCCCATCGCCATGGCTCCAGAACTGCGCCGAGCCTTCGCGCACGCACTTCACCACGTCCTGCACCGTATGGGAGCCCCCGCCGTACGTGAGCGCCTTCTCCAGCCGCCGCAGCTTTTCCTCGCTGCTCAGGCTCATCGCGGCACCATCTCGGTCACTACAGTGCCGGCGTCATCCACCGACAGCCTCCAGACGGTGCCATTCGGCGACTGGAAGCCTACGAACGGAAACGCCGTCGATGTGCCGCCCGCATCCAGCTTACGGTTCAGGGCATCAGCGATTGCTGCCAGCCGCTGTTCGAGGTTGCCGCTGACTGGCGCAGTGAACGGTGCCGGCGGATGGTAGGGGCGGGCCATCAGCGCCGGCCGCCTGCTCTCATTTCTAGTCTGAGACGCCCGAGCGCAAAGGGACCATCGACTAAAGCTTCGATACGCATACGGGTGGACCTTCCAGACCACCGCACGTCCATTAAACCCCCATGAACCGCCTGGTAAAGTCCGGTATCAAATTCGGAGGCCGCATCGTTCGGTTGCTCTCGCGGAAAGAACCTGACACCAATCATGTCATCGACGCTCGTGGTGGCATCCATTACGACCTGTTTACAATGGACGCGACGATCTCCCTCCGAAATTAAGATATTCCCGCTCTCTGCATAAACTTCGCCGTTTGGTGCGCGCGGCACGCCATTCGAATCCCAGCCAAATTCATGGAGGTATAAGCAGCCACCACCTGTCGCAGCACCGCCGCCCAAAATCGGATTGTCCATCGTCCCGCTTGGATCAGCGGCCGTTCTCGCCCGAACTCCTATGGTCCAGGGGTGTGCTGGGTCAGCGAAATTGAACGCTACGTAGCGATTGCACTCTAAGCTGTCCTCATCCGGCCAATCGATCCAAATCTCAGAAAAAGCCGGGTTCGGACTAGCGAACACACGACCGGCCATCGTGCGGTTGACTAGGCTGAAAAACCAATCCTGTACGGTACAAGGCAACGGCTGCACTGAGCCTTGATATGTCCAAAAAGTTTGCGTGCCGGGCCACATGATAAAGGAGCCAACCCCAACGACGGCTCGTGGGGAAATAGGCCCACATCCAGACGCAATTTGGACGATACCGTAGGCATACGGTGCTCCTACGTACGTCATTTTATGCAAGTCATTCGCAGTGTAGATCAGCACGCCGTCAGACACCTTGATCGCGGTCATCGTGTAGCTCTGCGTCTGCAGCAGCTTACTGCCCGCGAGATTGGTGACATCGGGCAGCCAAACGTCGGGGTTCTCCTGGTCGCTCCATGCGATGTTGCGCGGATCGCCCCCGGCTGCGAGCAGCACAACGTGGCGCTGATCCGTCACCACCACGCCACGGCAGTTTATGGGTGCCGCCGTCACCAGCGCCGGCAGCGTGGCGGGCGTCTGCGGCGACCAGCGGTAGAGGTGCCCATCCTGCGTCGGCACGATCAGCAGATCCTCGCCGAACGTATCCATCGCCCAGCGGTCGCCCATAGTGGCGGCGATGTCCTGCGTGCCGATATCGGCGGCGTCGCGCGCAGTGCCGTAGGCGTCGGCGCTGTAGTCACCCATGCCGTAGCCGACCAGCGCACCGGGCGGATCGAGCGGCCCGACGCCGGACGGAGTGATGTCGTAGAGCGTCTGCAGGTCGAAGCGGTAGGCGTACAGCTTGCTATCGGTTCCGAACGCGGCCCAGCGCACGCGGTCATTATCGTGCCAAGTCAGCAAATCGCGCGGCAGATCGGCAACGGTGGTGCCGGGCTGTGCGATATTGCCGCCGATCGGCTGCAACTGCCCGCCGCGGAAGCGCACGTTATTGGCGTCGTACCAATGTCCCGAGCTGGCCTCGGCCGTGGCGTTCCTAAAAATCCCAGGAGGAGGAGCTTGCGCTACTCTTGGCATAATGCCCTGGCTTCCCGTCTCTTTTGTTTATAACGGAGATCTCGTTCGCGGTACTCGGCCTTATGTGCGATATAATAAGCGCGCACTGTT